TTCCATTTGTTCCGAGCCTACATTTTTGAATTTAATTTCATATTCACCAGTAGCTTCATTGAATTCTTCCCAACGTTCCATTTCATAACTAGAAAATGGACGTGCATTAATTACACCATATGTATCTGCAATATCTAATTTTAAAAAGAAATCGCCATACTTGGTCATGTTACGAATCCATGTCCACAAATTAAATTCAATGTTCAGTACATCATAAAACAAGTTATAAAGTATTTTTTGAATTTGTGTGTTATTAGTTTTGATTGTAAGGATTTCTCCGAATTGATCTGCTAATGTAGATTCATCTGAATAAATATCTAATGCAGAAGATATGATTGGATCTTTATCCATCATTTCGTAGTCAGCGTATAACTGCATACGATTTTGATGCATATAATAATTAGAATCATATCCACCCATTCCTCCGACACGGTGTTTGTTCGCACCATGCAGTCGAGTATATCGGTCTGCAATTTTACTTTGTCCTAAATTCCCGGACGCTTGTAGTCGATTCGTATCTACTACACGTACTTGATCTTTCCCGTATGCCCGAACGATTACGTTGGTGCTAAATAGGTTCTGTAAACGTTTTCTTAATGACGCCATATTTCTTTTTTAATATAAATATAACTATGTTAAGATCAGCGGCTATTTTATCAGCCAAGTCAATGATTCGTCACCTGATCCAGGATTCCAATTCCATCCGTTATCGCCGTTATTACGATTGCCGGTATAAATAACTGGACTTGTTTTTTGAAAAGAAGATAATGCACGTTTATTCAAATCAATACCTTGTTGACGTAATTTTAATGCAGTATCGCGTAACCATAATCCGATACAAAATGACATTACCAAGTCATCGTTATATCCTTGTTGTGCTTGTGCTTTACCATTAAGCCAAACAAATACTAGTAATTCTTGTATTAAACGTCGGCTACGAATAACCGGAGTACGATCTCGCATATACATTTCTAGTGCCGATATCATTAATGGACGCGTACGTGTTGTGGTTGATACTCCCGGAACCATTTGGCTCTTATCCTTCATATCATAACCTTTTTTCAATTGTACATCGGCATCTGTATATCCGTCATCTTTATATGTATAATGTAAGTTTTGATAGTTTCTATCAAGTGCTGGCTGAATTGCGGCCCATCCGATGTTTGCATTTTCAATAGCCAATAACGCATTGTTCCATTCTGTTGCGACTGTTACTAACATGTTTCCGAATTCATTGGGAGGAATCTTTCCTTTGAATTCTGCTACTTGCCGTACCGTTTCAACTTCTAAAACGTGAAATGCAGACCAGTCACCACCATCGCCCCGTGCGACGTCAGCTACTACCATGTAATCACGTGAATAATCCGGATATTCCCAAATCCAATACGCGCCATCAAATCCACGCTTTTCAATTGGTTCTTCACATTTGCCTTCATATTCCAAAAGTAATGGACCATCTACTACAGTATGTCCTGATGATACGAAATCACAATCACACTCTTGTGCTGCACCACGTTCACCTAATAATGATGTTTGTTCATTACGCCATGTTTGGTCTCGTTCTGGGTGTACATCCCATCGTAAACGAATTGTATGGAAACCGTTAATATCTGCTTCCGCGTCTGCCCAAGTTTGATGAAACCAGTTACCAACACCATTTGGTGTGGATAATACGATAGCACCACCACCCGTTGATAGGGTTGCTTGCGACGCTATCCATATTTCTTCAATGTTTCGAATAAATGCGGCCTCATCAATGATTAGCAGAGACAACGCTTCTGAACGTGCTCCTGTGGTTGCTGACGAAACGGCTTTGATTTGCGAACCATTTTTAAATTTAAGTGATAATTTGTTGTCAGCTTCAACCGTACCTTTCAACCAACTTGGCAAGTTGTCATGCATCACCCGTACTTTAGTTACTAGGTTTTTTGCTACTTCTTGTGTAGTTGCAATAACTAACACGTTGAAATCTTCTTTGAACAACATGCACCAAAGTGCAAAGCCGGCAGATAGAGTTGATATACCTAACTGCCGAGACTTTAATATTACATTGTATCGATTATCACGAAGCTGTGTTAATGAATCTTCCTGAAACGGGAACAAATTAAATTTAATCTTACCACGTTTAGGATGTTGTATGTAACAATAATTACGCATAAAAAATACAGGATCTTTAGCACATTGCATGTACTGTTGTTGTATTATCTGCTTAATATTTTGTTGTGCCATACTTACTTTACAATTGTTGCAACAAATTTACCCGTTACTACCGCAGTAACAATACCTCCGGTAAACCAAATTATTTTGTTATCGTACCAACGAGGTTTAAGATATTTTTCGCGTTCGATATATAATTCAACGTTTTCTTTTAACAATGCAATTTGTTTTGTTTTATATTCTAATTGCAATGAATCTATAGTTAACAATTCCTGTTGCGATGCAATTATCGTTTCATGTTGTTCAATAATTAAAGCGTTCAACGAATCGAGTGCATACAATGAATCTATAGTAAAAGAAATATCAATGATTTCATCTTGTGTGAAACATGTATCTATTTGTGCGGCTGAAAAAAACGGAAATAACAATATGATAAATAAATGTTTCATGTTTATTTCTTTTTATTAGATTTACGACCTCTATTTGTTTTATCTAAAATATTTGACTTAGCATCTTCTACTGTACGTTCTATGACTTGAATATTTTCTTTTGCTTCTTTAAGTTCATTAACTACAGTAACCGCATCAGTAATTTGGTCGTTAACTGCTTCTCGTTTTTCTTCAAGTTCTTGCACTGCAGTTTCTAAAATATCAACTTGTTTTTTATTACCGTCGATTTTTGCTTTTAATTCGGCTTGTTTTTTGTTTTTGTTAGAATTAACTAGAAATAAAACTCCAGCTATTGCCGCAAAAATACCTACTATTGCCGCTACGATTTTTTTAATTGATTTCATCTGTTTCCTTGTCTAAATTGTTTAAAAATTCTTGTTTGAATTTATCAAATTGTTTTTGTATTGTTTCGTCGAACTCCTCAGGAGTCATACGTGCCGTCCATGTTTCTTTTTGTCCTTCTGAATTTGTTACGAAATTAGAAGCTTGTGTGTATGCTTGTTTTAACATTGCTACATCTCGTTCTGCAGCTGCTAACCAAGCAAGTTTATTTTCGCGAATCTTAGAACGTTCATATTCTTCAAATTTGCCTTCTTTTTTCAATTCATGTTCCATTTCAATCGTGCAATCAAAACACATTCCATGAATTTTACGCATTTTTTGGTCTAAATCATGAGTTCCGATGCATGTGCATATTTCTTTTCGACAATTAGGAAATGCTCGGATTTCTTCCCGTACGGATTGTAATGCATCGCTGGCTTTGGTTTTTTTAACACGGAATCCATCTCGTTGTTCATAAATGTAAGTAATGCCGGTACTAGAATCTGTCTCTTCCCACGTATCGCCTACTTCATGCCGTTCGTTGCGTTTTGCAACTTGTTTCGCATCAGAGAATCCAACTGTTTTTTTAGTTTGGAATTTGTGCGTACCGTCCAACATTTGTTGAACTGCTTTAGTGTTTTGTAACTTTTTTGACATATAACTTGTTTTATTAATTATTCAGCTTCATTGCTTACATTTGCTAATGAAGCCAAATTTTGAATTATTTTTTTACGTAACAATACATAAAATGTTTTTGCATCTTTTGGATCTACTTCTTTAGTTAATTTGTCAGCTACATTCATTAATGCAGTAACTTGTTTAACTGTTCCATCAGATTTTAAACTATCAATAAATTTTTGAGTATTAATCGCTTCTTGTTCTGCAGGTTCTACTTCAGGAGCAGGTGCTGGTGCAGGAGCTGCTGTTGCATCTGGTGCTGGTGCGGTAGTTGGAGCTGTCGATGCCATTGGATCTACAGGAACTTCTTCAGCTGCCGGTTCTTCTATCGTTGGCTCTTCTACTGGCGCAGCTTGTTCTGCTAACACACGTGCAATTTTTCTGCGTACATATTCTCTAATTACTCGTTCTTTTTGCTCAAGAGTCAAGTTTTCAATTTTATGTTGCAATGTATCTTCTAAATCTTTTTCTTCTTTTTCCTGACGTTTTTTAAGATGTTTTGCGGCTGTCTTTGGATCGTAATCCGCATCTTCTAAATCTTTATATAATCGATCGTCTGCTTCGTATTTCGGAATCATATTTCCGTCATCTTGCATTTCTTTGTCAGTTTTGCGACGTACAAAAAGTTGTTTATCTTTTGTAGATTTTGGATTCAGTCCTCCATCTTTATCATCTTCAGTATAATCTTTAATGTCTTTGCGAGGTTTTGGTTTTTGTGATTTTTCCAAATCCTTTGG